TAGGAATATTCTGTTGTTTCAGAGAATACACCTTTCCACTGAATACCAGCAACTCCCTGCTCGCCTTGAATACCAGAACCCCCTTGTGTCGCCATCATTCTAACGTCACGAGTATTTCTTGGATTTACCCGAACTCTTCTGTTATGTGTATTTTGGATTCTAGCTGTTGGCATTTTTTATGTAACTCTTGGTGTCAATGTAATAATACCTTCAACCAACCTAATGTTTCTAGTCGGGTCTGTATCGGATATTGCTCTAACATCATAAACATATCTTGCTGGTTTTACGTCTTCGGTATCTTCTGAATTAGACCAAATCCGAACTTCACCGTTTGTCGGGTCTCCATTTATTTCTGCATGAAGTTGGACAAATTGTGTGGTATAATATGACCTTTTCATTTTACAATCTAATGTTAAACCAGTTAAATCAAAAGGTGTCCCATCGTCATTCTCTATTGTAACAATAGATGAAAAATATGTTCCTGCATCAATTGGAAAATGAACTGTGGTTGCCATTTATACTATTCCTAAATGTTTCTGTGAAGTATCAACTTTATAATAAGCTGGTAATGCTATATGTATAATAGTTGTATCAGTCGATGCAATGAATGGCTGAAATTGCTCGTATTCTTTTGTCAATGTTTTTTTCATTTTAACAAAAGTCCAATTATCCGTATCTTGCAATAAATGTTTTGTTGGAACTTCTAAACCATTTATTGATAAAATTGTAGTGTTATCACCTAAAATTGTGTCACCCGTTACTCGAATCCAGCCTTGCCATATTGTAGAATCTCCAATTTTACCTAACAATTTATTTGAAGTCTCAATTACAGGATAATAATCAACTCCATTTACATTAAGTAAATCATCCGTTCCATCACCTGCGGTTATATCAAGAACATAGAATTCATATCCATATCGTTTTTCTGCTCTGCCTTCGGTCGCTAACTTATTTATTAAATCCACAACATTTGATGACATTGCACCAGCATTGCCACCATTATCATCATTATTATCAATAAATTTATCTGTACAAGATAATGTAGAATTATTATAATTGTTATAAAATGTTGAAATAGTTGAAGTTGTTAATACTAAATCAGTTTCAGTTGACATTCTACCGTAATTTTCATCATGATTAATTAATTCTTTATTATTATTAGTTTCATTTATAGCTTCAACTAAACTGTCTTTATTATTAGTAACTAATGTTGCCAAACTACCATCATTTTCATTTAATTCATTGATGGAATTAACTAATGTATCTTTAACAGTTGTCGTTAATGTCGTCAAATCTCCAATACTTTGTATTTTCGGCTGTAATTCGTTGATAGAGGCTACTACAGTATCTTTATTTTGAGTTAATAATGCACTTAAATCGCCAATAATACTATCCAAATCTGGAATATCATTATAAACTTCATTTATAGCATCAACTAAACTATTTTTATTAGTTGTAACTAATGCCAATGGATTCCCAAACTTTGTTGAAATTTGATTATATGACAATCGCCAATCTTCAAACGTATCGGTTTTTTGTATTTCTGACATTTTTATAATTTTTCCTCAATTATTTTCAACAATCGTTCAACTTTGTTTTCAAGGTCTTGAATACGTTGTTGTTCAACCATTTTCCTTGAAGCTCTCATTCTAGCATTTCTATATTCAAAATCATTAGTATTAATGATTCCCCCATCGGGGGATTTTGCTAAATCTTGATAACCTTCCACTTTATTATATTTATTCATAATTTATGTATACTCTTAACTTGTCACTGCAATTGCTCTAAAGTTTTTAACTTTTGGTGGATTTGCACTATTTGTGCTTGACATAACAATTTTAACTTTAAATTCTTTGTATTCTGGAATTGGGGTTAGTGCGTAATCTGGGTCGCCAATTAAGATTTCAATTTCTTTAAAATCATCAAGCTGTTCACTAACAACTTCTTGAGTATATTCACCTTTCTTCCATTCCATTGAATCTAAGTCTTGAGTTGATTCGACCGGTAATGTTTTATACCAAAATTCAACCTTACCGCTTAATGGTTGATAAATATCTGCATATATTCTCATAGAGTTAGCTGGATTTCTCAAATTAACTTTATTAACAACATATTTACAAATTGTTGAACCATCTTTAGGGTCTGTTTCCAGTGTAAATCTACCATTATTTGCATTACAATCTAATGCCTGACCATCCTTTGTTGCATTTGGAGCTGTTGAGTATGTTAAACAATCGTTCATTTCTATACGATTTGAAACAAGTGTTAAAGATGTTATGTCTTCGTAAACAATCGGGCTAACATTTGCATCATAATTAATAGATTCAAATTTCAATGTAACATCAGACGATGACCTACCGACTGTAACCATTTTATTTAACTCATTTACAGAATTTGCAACTTTTAATGGTTTATTTAAATGTGTTAATTCATTAACCTCAATTTCAAATAAATCTACGTCATGATAATCCATTCCAGCAAATTCAGAACCAACTCCTGAATGAGCTACACCAAAATAAGATGATGATATGGTGCTGTCATGCTGTAAGAATTTACTATTAATTTCAAGAGCATCCACTTGAATGTTTGGAACAACTTGAATATTTGGTAAATCACATCTTCCCGTTGTATCTGCAATTGAATTATTACCAACTAATTCAATTGTATATTCATCACTTGAATTAACTTCTTTTATAACATGATATTCTTCTGTCAATCTTTCTATATCAATTCCATTGACATCATTAACAGTTTCTTCCAAGAATGCACATGTTACAGGGGATTTTCCATTTTTATATTTGGCTTGGAATATATTAGGGTCGCCAAATCCTAAACTTCTTGCCATCGCTGGTAGACCAATAGTCTCGAAAACTATATCAGATGAATACACATTATTTTTAATAATTTTACCATAAAGATTCTTTATAGTAACCATATAAATATCGGCTTCATTTGTTGGTTTTGCACTTACAACTTCACACTTGGAAAGTCCATGTTTCAAAACTTGTCCAGAAATAAATTTTCCACTTAGTCTCTGAACTTTAAATGTTGAATAGTCATACAATCTAAGCTTCATTTTATCATTTGGTATAAATCCATGAGACTTATGATAAATCCTAACAATATTAGAACTCGCTTCAGTTTCGATAGCGTCATTTGACAATCTATCCGCAGATACTTCATCATTTTTATACTTTAATACCATTGGATTTCTATTAAAATCCGCTTTTTTCATTACAAATGTAATATCAGTAGTTTGAACTGCATTCCAAGTTTTATTATTCTGAGATTTGAACATACTTCCAGCATGAGCTTTACCATCTATCATAGTATTGGTTTTAAGGTCTCGTTGTCCCATTTCAGCAACAAATATTCTATAATTTAATGAATTTGAACCAACTACAAAACAATAATCCGTATTAGGTTCTAAAAATACAGGCGCACTAAACTCAAATGTAATGGGTTTGTCGCTATATGAACTAACTTCTATATCTTTAGGATATTTAACAACATGACTATAATCCAAAACTTTTGATGCTGGATACCCATTATCAAGTTCCCTTACTTCTAACCAAACAGACTCATTATCATCCTTTTTCTCAAAAAATATATCTATACTTGTTATAAAGTTTCCATATTTGCCATCAGTTGAAAAAGATTGCGCTAATGGTTCAACAACTGTTGTTCTTCCATGAGTTCCTGCTGGATAACAGAATAATCTAAAAGAATCCCTAGCAAACGCACTTGTGCGTGAAGATATAGTTGGTGACGGATAAACTTTTGCGCCACTTGTTGTTGCTTTTTGTTGAGCTTGATTAACTGCATTTACTCTCTCACTATGAGGGTATACAAATTTATATCTAATTATAAAACTTTTAAGCCCCGCAGAATTTGTTTTTGACTGGGTCTTTTCAATGACAAGCTTAGTCTTTTTGATTGGATACCAGTCACATCTTCTAGTTTTTATAAAATGACTATACAATACACTTGCATCATTTCTTCCATATTGCTGAACAAATTTAAGAATTTTCTGATTACATGGTGGTGAACCAGTAGTACCCGTTTCTGGGGGTTTTATTGGTGGTGGTGGTACAATAATTACTTCTGTACTTGTTTTAGTTGTTTTAGTTGTACTTGTTTTGGTTTTCTCTTCTTCTTGCTTACTTTTAACAAATACGCTTTGAGAATCGTATGAAATACCGCCCGACCAAAATTTTGTTTGAGCATGAGTTGAAACGGTATCAATAAAATCTTGAGAATCCGTAGGACTATCTGTAAGAGCAAAAACCCTATCACCAACTAAAAATTTTATTTTATCATTATTTGGTAAATCAAAAACTCCTGCCAAATTTCCATTTGAATCAGTGGTTAACGGAGAACCATTCGTTCCGTTTAAGGGTCTACAATAATCCCCCACCATTACACCATCAAAAACCGGATAGACTCTTGTATTTGGTCGCATCTGACTTGCATAGAACTTTATGGATTGCGCTCTTATATGGGGAATCAACGAAATATTTGTAGAATTTTGCGAAATTTTCTGCATCATTTCTTTTACAGATTTCGATTTACCCGTTGTCGTGGTTGTAGTTGTAGTTGTAGTTGTTATATATCGTTTATTTCCCTTAACAACACTATTTTTCTTACTATTTTTTGAAATTTTAACATTCTTTCCCGTTAGGATTTCGTATTTATTCCAAGACTGCCATATATTATCTAAGGCATTTGGGGATGCATTAATATTACCAAACGTATTTGTGCTATTAATAACAATGTCGGGTTTTTTATGAACATCTTTCCATGAGTCTTCTTTTTTATCAAGAACTACAACACCTTCCCAATTAAACACCCAATACGGATTTACAGAAATAGATTTAGATGCCTGTTTTTGTTCATCATGAATAACTTCCGTGTATTGACTAAGAATTATATTATCTTTCTTAACAAAGTTTTCAGAATTTTGTTCATCCAATATAAGATTAGTATTTCTAACTTTAAAGGCTGGTCTCAATTCGTGATTATCAGTATCTAATGAACAATTATATTCAGAATTTTCAATATTAGATGAAGATGTGTCACTAAATGTATCTGTAATTAATCCATTTTTATATTTATTTAGACCATTTGCATCTGTGATATTCAAGTTTGCCGTAGAATCTTCTAATTGAGAAAGAGTCATATAATATTCTAAATTGTCAACTCTATGTTCAATTTCTCCAATATCCCGCATCGTAAATCTTCGATTATCAACATAATCAGCTTTAACGCTGGTTTTTGGGTCAATTGTATAAGCATCCAGTGTTAAATCATAAATTTTCATTGTGTTTTCTGGAATACTTGGGAATTTTGGGTCTAGTGAAGGAATGCCCTTAATTGCAACAAACTCACCTTCTTGTGTTATAACAACTATATCCCGTCTTGGTAAATAATAAGTAATATCATATATGATGTTAGAATCTCTAACTGGAATAATAGTATTAATTTCATCAAATTTGTTATTATAAGAATCAGGATTCTTTATGTCTGGTCTAAAATCAAACACTTCTCGCATTGAATAGGTATTTCCATCCATTGCTTTATATGTTGGAATATCCTCATAACCAAAATCATTATTAGGGTCATTAATTAGTGTTGTATAACTATTTGGTGAAAAATAAGTTCCAAACCCTGCACCAACTCTATCAAAATACTGCACAACAATTTCAATAGTTTTGTCTGCTGTAATACCTACATCATGAGTAATTGTCGAAATACCATAATAATTGTCGAAGATATTTTTATGAAGAGTAAATTCATCTGTAATGTCTTTTGGGTCATTAGAATCTGTAATATCTTTGACAGAAACAATTTTCCAAGCATCATTTATTTCTGTTGAAATTGGGTCTGAATTGTTACTTAATGTTAAATTGTAATTAAATACCTTTTCCACCAATGTTTTTTCTTTAGGTGAAACTGTATTTTGCATTCTAACATCAACAACCAAAACAAAAGGTGTATTTGGCTCTAATCCCGTAATTTGACCATTATGGGAATCGTTTACAGTTAAGTTTGAACTTGTTAAATCATAAGGAATATATTGTGTATCAATTTTTTGTCCACACAACCATGTATTTGGATTAAATGGTTGTAAATATTCATCCCCATTTACTCCAAAATTTGCTACACCATTTGCATTTGTAGTTCCTATGATTTTTCTGCGAAGCATGAATGAAACATTATCTACAGTTCTCGTAAATTCATGAGGTAAAGGAATTAATAAGTTATTTGGAATTGGGTTATATATCTTTGGATACATGATACCACTATTAAAGATAACATCATCAGATATAGTTTGGGCAACAAACTCATTTACACCCGATTTCCGAATACCTCGAACTTGACTAAAATCATTGGTACTATCAACAAAACTAATATCAAATAAATAGAGCTTATATCTATTATCACCAACCTTTTCCATTGATTTTATCTTTGCATGACCAATTCCGTTACCTGTCACATGACCATCAACCAAAACACCATCAAATAGTTTAACTTCCTCAAAATCAATAGGAATTGTGGTATTTTCAGCAACATCAATTAATGGTAGAATAGATGAAGTGTATTCCCCCGCGCCATTTTTTGCAAGAGAAACGAATATATAATTTCCCTGACTCGTTCTAATAGAGGCTTTTTCTGTTGTTGCATAATCACGAGCTTTGTCAATTTCTACATAAGATTCAGATATACGCTCAATTTCATATCCACGGACATAAGCTTTGCCAGTTGTAAATAATGCAACAAATTTGTTAGCATAGTAATTATATGTTTCAACATCATTAGAAACTGGGTCTACATATTTTATCCCATCATTTGAGTCTGGTGAAGATTTTAACATATTCTTAAAAGAGATTAAGAAAGGTCTAACTGTATAGTCACCGGATTCATCATACGTTCTACGCGCTATCATATCCATTATTACAGAATATTGTGGTTTATCTTCAATATTTTGTAATATTCCACTTGAGATTCTTGCAAGAGATACCCATTCATCATTATTATCTAAGTTAGACTCTAAGGGTCTTTTCTCTAAGTTAAGCGTAATTCTTAATCTATCTGCACCATCAGAGGTATAATTTGGATACCCTAATGCGTTATCTAATAATGAATAATCGTCATTAGATTGAATAACTTCTTGAACAATAGTAAATCCAACCAATGCATTAGGTGAAGTATCATATTTATCAAGAACAATTAATTGGTCATCAACATACACAAAATACCCGAATACATACCAGAATCCTTTGGTAACACTAAACATCGAACCTTTGCCAGTTGGGGAAATACCTTCTTCATTAAATTCCTGAGACTCATTAGGGCATTCTGGACATAAAACCTCAACAAAATAATAAACTTCTCCTGAATCGTTATCAATAACATTAAGTTTCTCACCATTAAGAAACACTTGAGTTTTTTCATCTGTACCCGTTTTTGTATATTTAACGAAAATAGTTGATGGGTCTACATCATTTTCTTTAGTGTAATGAATAACAATAGCCTCAACACCACTTGTGTCACCAACTATTTTTTTATTATATAATTGTGTAAAATTTATTTCTTGAGAGTCATCACCATTTGCACGAGACTTCAATCTTACATAATCAATGTCATTCACATATTTTACAACGGAGTCTGAAACCATTGAGCCATGCTTGAAAATATGATTACCGAACTGTTCAATCTGACCATCAAGAATACTTTGGAGTTGATTTAATTCACGAGTCTGAACTGCTTGCTTGGGCTTAAACAATATTTTGTGAAAACCTTTTTTAATATCAAAATCATCAAAATATGGTTCTTGGTGAAACGTCTTTTTTGGCATTGTAAAAGTACTCTTGTTTAATTTAGTTGTACACTATGTATATGTTTTTTAAATCTGGATAATTGTCTTTATATCTTCGTTTTGATTAGTTCCACGCTGAACTGGTTCAAAATTATCAGTAAATATTACAGTTCCAGTTCCACTTGCAATATCATTTTCTGGTGCTGTACCATAACTGGGACTTGCCTCACCATAATATCGAATTGCTGTTGCTGAATTTCCATTTCTGACAATAGGGTCTAATACTATTGAGAAACGTCTAAATTCAAGATTAGTTGGGAAAAATCCATTTTCATCGGTTTCCAAACGGGTTCTAATAATAATATATTTTGCATTTAATTCTGATAGAACATTTGCACCATGACCATCTTTAGGCTGTTGGATAACATCAAATACAGTATCATGAGCATAAATATTACCTTGCCCATCGTCAATAGTTATTGTTTCCCCATCTGCGTATCCTGCACCTGCCGTATCAATATCAAAACCAGTGAGTATATTATTTGAATCCAATATTGGTGTCAATACCGCACCTGCACCATTTGTCGTATTTATTGTAACATTTGCAATTGGATGAAAATACTGACCAGCATTTGTTACATCAACATTTGTAATCCCACCACTGCCATCAACATTAATCGTTATTGTTGGTTGATGATTTTCAACGTCTGTTGTATCATATTGTATGGCAATGAATGGTTTTTGTATATATCCTGAACCTGTATCCGTAATGGTGATATTATCAATCACACCTGTATTCAAAGTTGCTGTAGCGGTCATGGGATTTGTTATTGTTTCACCTGCACTTGGAATAACAATAACCTGTGGTTCAGTTAAATAGTCACTACCACCATTTACAACATTAACATTTGATATTGCTCCAATTTTAGCATTTTGCTGAACAGCCCACTGAGCAGAACCATCATTTGTTAACTTTCTTGAAACTGGAATATAAACATTTGTTGAGAAACCTGAAGCATCTGCACTATTTACACTCGCCATGTACTTCCAAACATACCCATCGGATGTAGTCGTCAATCCAATACTTTGACCACTTGGTTCAGATGTTGATGCTGAACCATTATTATTTGATATACATTTATATACATCAAGGTTCTGTGTAGTGCAATAAAAAGGATTTGGATAATTAAAATTTTCTACATTTTCATCATATTGTGAATAAACTGTTCCACTTGCCCAAAGATTCTTTTTTATAGCAAGTCTCACATTACCAGCTTGAATACGCTTAAAAAATACTGCTTCTTTAATTATTGTTAGGTCACTCTTATCAGAATTTGTAGGAATATCTGGATTTGTGTCATCATTCCAAGGATTAATTCGACCTATTACTACATATAAATTATTATCATAATAATCTGTATCAAATCTAGTTTCTACATACATCCACGTTACACTATCATCACTTGCACTTCCGCTTAAATGTGTTGGTGGGGTCGTGCCTGTTGTGCCAGTCGATGTAGCAATATATTTATTATTTGCATACTTACGAACATCACCTGTTGAAACAGATTCGCCACCTATCCAATATTTTGTTGGCTGACCTGTAAATATATTTAAAAACTGATTTGCAATATAACTGCGTAGCGTATTTTTTATAATCCCTGACATTCTAGTTTAGTTCCTATATTCTGATTTTATATTATGTATAATTTTTTAGTTTTGCTCTATTGATATTATAACATCATGCCCGTACTGTGTAGTCAATGATTCATTATTAATATCATCAATAGAGTAATTTTCAAACAATTCTATTGATGCTGTAAAATCTTCATCAAATTTATTTTCATCAATTATAAACAAATTGTGGAATATTGAAGTATTACCGTTTGATAGAATCAATGATTTAACCACATATTCATTAGACATGAATGCTGGTATATTACCTTCCATTGTAGATAATTCCAAAACTGCATCATTGGTTAACTTTGATTCCTGAGAATCTAACGTGCTATCAACATTCCCTGAATTTATCCATGACCATTCTGTAAATAATTCTGTACCGGCTGGATGCATTAAATCTCTAATTAATTTTACATACTTATTAGGGGGTATTTTCGATTTTATTAAATACGAAAAAACCTGATAGTAAAATGAATCTGTAAGAACTAAATCCCAACTGGTAAAGCCTTTTGTATTTAAATATTTTTTTGGTTCAGTGAAAATACAACCAATTTTATATTCACAATCAACAACTTTTCCGTTTAGGGTCGCTATAATTTCATCGCCTTCCGAATAAAAATAGCCAGAATTTAGAATTTTAACATCATTAACTTTTCCAACACGTTCACCTTCCATTTCAATGATAGCACCCGAACCCGTCAAGCTTTCAATTTTGGCTGGCAAATTGTTTTTATATAAAGTCCCTTTATTGTAAATATCAATTTTTTCAATTGTGCCATTATCATCAACTTGGCGAACAACTCCAATAAAACCATATCCATTGTTATTACGAAACTTAACTTTTACGTTGTCAATATCCCCAAAGTAATTTTGACCACCATTAATAATATTATAGGAATCATATCCACCTTTTAAAATACTTTTAACCTTAACAATTGCATCTTGACCATTACCATTCGTTGAAATTATAACATCATCATCAATATTATTTCCGTGATTTGCACCAACTAATCTTAGAGCAATTAAACCACCAATTGCATATTCTTCTATATGTCT